CCATAATGACTATGTTTTTTTCTAAATTGACCCTCTTTTATTCCCTGAAATTCATTTGTATCAGGATCGTACCATACATTGCTGTTAGAACCTGATAATATATATCTATTATATCTAATTCTAATTAAATTTCTATCTAATAAACTAATAGCATCTGGGTTTTTATATTCTAATTCAGATGCATTAAAACTGACTGAGTAATCTGCTCCTGATAAAACTCCATCAAATATATCTCTACCTTCATCCCAACCCCCAAGCTGATCCATTTGTGATTCAAGTATTGGATACATTTGTGTTCCACTACCTTTATCATCAACAATTGCACCATCAGAATTTACTGCGGCAGTACTTGGTAAGAAATCATCAAACATTATATTTGGAAAATCATCTTTTCTATCCCAAATTCTTTTTAATATAACTAATGTCTGTCTGGATCTTATTATTTTAGGTCTTACTAATGCTAATAATTTTTCTCCATTATCTTTTTCTTCTTGAGTAAATCCTTGAGTTGCATCTAAATAATATTTCCAAGATAAACTTTCAAGTTCTTCTTCTCTTTGGAATTCAGATTTAATTTTAGCTTTTAATAAAGCTATATAATCTATTTTACCTCCTATTGTTCCGTCTTCTATAGGTTTAACTAAATCACTTAATTCTGCTCTCCAACTACTAACTTGTATATCTGAAACTATTTCTAATTGGGATTCTAATTGCTGGGCTGCAGTTTGACCTGTTACATCTTCTATATCTAGTTGGGAACCTTCTGTTATGCCCTCTAATACAACTCTAGGGACTATTTTTACTATATCATCATCTGTAAAATTATTTGGAAAACCTAAAGATGCTTTTAATGCTTGGAATACTGGACCTGGTGCACCACCAACAACATATCTTCTTTTACCTTTATCCATATAATAAATTTTATAATCATCTGGAAGTCCATTTCCTATAGTACCATCCTCATTTACACTTTCATCTAAACCTATTAAAGAACCATTAGCAAAGAATGGATGTTCTTCTGTTGGTTGATTAAGTAATTCTTCTAATTCAGCAATTCTTTCAGTAAGTAATGTTATTTGTTCATCTCGAGGATCTATATAATTTTTTATATAATCTGTACTTTGTTTTATAATAGATGTATGAGATTTAGTTCCTGTTTTTGGGATATCATAAAATAATTCTCCATATATAGAAAAAAATCGATCTAAATTTATTGGGTCTTTTGTTTTAAAAAACTCAGAAAAAGAACGATCTATTAAACCATCTGTTGATTTAATACTATATAGAGTTTTTGTTAATTTAAAGTTTTCTTCAGCCATTATCTAACTACTTTAAAATGATAATTATTATCAAATACAACAGTACCAAAATTATTAGTAGTTTTAAATAAGATACGATAATGTCTTTCTGGTTGTAACCCATTCATATATAATTTAAAGAACATTCCTTCACTATTTGAACTTAATTTAGTATTGTAATCATCAAATGGAATTATTACTTCTTCTGTATGTGCATCTCTTATACTATAATAAGAAGATGTTTTAAAGTGACCTACATTTAAATAATTTGATGATGATGTAAATGAACGTATAGGGTATTTTTCTCTTATATGTAATCTAAAAGTAGCAACTTCATTTTGGTTATATTCTCCTTTATTATTAAATAAAGAAACATTCAATTTTTCAGGACTAGTATTAGCTGTAGTTGTGAAAATATTACCTACACCATCTACATAAGTAAGGTTACTGTGAGTACTATCATCCCATTTAAATGCTAATTTTGGTGGGTAAATTGTATGGGTATCTCTAGAAAAATATTGTAGATCTCCAGTACTACCTGAAGTAAAAATTTCATTTGACTTAGGATATTTTAATATAAATCCATTATTTGGAATACCTTGAGGATAAACTTGGGATTCAAATATACTAGCACTAAATTTTTGTACTATGGTTGTTACATCTATATCTAAATCTAATGAATTTGCATTAGAAAAACTTTGTGTAGCTATAAATCCAGTTTCATCATACCACTCACCACCTCCAGGGGTTATACCTGATGAAGGATCTATAGAACCCGTAGAACCTTGACCAAAACTTCCTGTAGTCCATTTGTTACCTTTAACATTTCCGTCTTTATATATCCATGAACAACCATTAGAAGATGTTGGAAGATTATGATATCTTCCTGTTCCTTCTAACCAAGATGAAGATAAGGGGTATACTTCAATATTTTGATTAATATTTAAATTTTGGTGTTCTGCAGAAAATAATTGAAGACTTGAAGTAAAAGAACCATCTCCTAATATATTAATAACATTCATTATATTTTCATCAGAAAAATGAATTAGGATTCTAGATGGGTAAAATTTTTGATTAGTAGATCCTTTTTCTTTTACTAATTCAATAATTTCATCATGACCCGTATTTATAGTTTCTCTATTAGGGTGACTATATATTGTTGTATCTTTTTCAGGAAATATAAAGTAATATGCCATTTTAATATGTTGTTACGCGTCCATTAATATCTTGATCTGGGTATTTTAATTCAAAAATACTTGGGTCTAATGAAGGATATATTACTCCCTTTTTAGTAGCCCCTATAAAATCATATTTATATTGTGAGTATCCTAAAGGTACTCCATTTTTATTTGTTAATTTAACACTTTCTACTGTTTGTACACCTTTTATACCCGCAAGTAAATTAGATATTTCAGATATAATAATGGGTTGATTAATTTGCCATTTATCTATATTAAAATAGTCTTTTAATTCAGATATACATTCTAATAAGATTTCATTATTACTATAATTTTTAAATACAGTTATTTCAAAGTCTAAACTAAAATTAATTACAAATGCATTTTTAATATTAATTGCATCTGTTAACATTCTATATTGTTCTAAATAAGTTGATAAATTTGTTTTAGTAGCTATATTTAATGGGGTTAAATAACCATTTTGATTATATCCTAAAGTATATAAATTTAATGCTGAAGGATTAGGGATAGTATTATATACTGTGTTTAATTGGGATATTTGATCATCCTGTGTTATATAAGCTTTTGCTATTTTACCAAATTTAGAAGGTAAAGATAATGTCCTTATAATATAATCATTTTTAGTTACTGTTCTTTGTTGGGCTGAAAAATTAGCCATTGTATTTAATCTAATATCTTCTATAGAATCTCCAGATCCCCCACCTGATGCTGCCTCAGAATTATTAGATGCTACTGATGAAATTATTTTTCTTAATAAACCATTATTTAAATTAGGTTTACTTATTGGATTAAAAGAATCTACTTCTTTAATTGTATTAGATTGTACATTAGATTCTAAACCACCACCTACAATATAGGTTACAGTTAGTGTAGTATTTGAGGGAGCTTGTCCATATGTTTTAGTAAATAAAAAATTAGAAGGGTCATAAGCTACATCTAGTTTAGATCTACCATCATTTATCCCTAAACCAATATTATCAGGATTAGGAATTATTTCTTCGTCTGATTTATCACTTATACCTGCCCCAAATTGAATTTCTAATTGATTATTTGTTTTAAATCGTGAAACAAATCTTCTTGTTGATTTTTTTAATTTTAAAAGGAAGGGAGTTTGATGATTATACTGGTTTAATTCGGGGTCATTTGCACCTGTATTTTCAATTTCTTCAAAAATTGTATCTTGAGCTAAATAAGGTACTTCATACCAATTATTTCCTTCATCATCTATTATTGATTCAATTGATATAATATTATTATCAAATAATTCTAATGTTTTAAATTTTTCAACTGATCCTATATTAAATGTTTGAGATTTTATTTCTCCTGAAATTACTTTTGATGATTTTTTTAATAAAAAATATGATGGATTACTACCATCATAAGAAAATATAGAAATATCAGTAGGATTTAAAGAAGAAGATGTGTTAAAATCAATTTGATTATCTAAATAAAATTTAGGACCCTCAGTTGAATTAAATACAGTTGTAGAAGGGATTTTTAAGGCATAATCAAAATCAGGAACATATGTATTATTAACTAATTTTGAGGGAAGTAATTGAAATACATTTAAATTTACACTAGATGCAGCTGTTACTTTAGGTTTATAACCCATAGCATAAGCTAAATTATATAAATTTTCTTTTTCTTGAGCTAAAGTTAAAAATGATTCACGTAGTTGAGTATCAGTATAAAATGATAAAACATCACCAACATATGCTGCCATTTCAAGAAACATCATTCCGGGATTACCTTCACTAAAATCATTAAAACTATTTGGAAAATACACTTCTGCAAACTCCATTAACTGATTTTTATATGAATTATAATCCTTATTAAGATATTTTACATCTTTATCTTGTGTTTTATTTGATACTTTATTATATGCCATTTTTATATATTATTAACCATTTCCACGAGGAAAATATGATGAATTAAAGTTTAATTGAATGGCATCTGTAGACCCATCTAAATTAAAACTATATGAAATTATTATATATAACAAATATTTATCATTTTCAAAATTTAAATTTACATCTGATAAAGATATTAAAGGAATGTAATATTCTATTTGGGTATTAATTTTTTCTTTTAAAATTTCTATATCTGGATTTTGTTCAAATAATAAATTTTTTAATCCTACACCAAAATTAGGTTCATTTACTCGTTCTCCAGTTTCAGTTAATAATAAATTAATTAAATTACTTTTAACTTGTTCTTTAATTGTTTGAGTACCTTTAAATATATTAACTTCATCAAGAGGAAAAGCAACCCCAATAGTAACATTTTTGTCAATATCTAATGGACTAATTCTCCTATTTCCGTTAATATATGCCATTATGGTCTATGATTTTTTCTTTTATCTATTGCTCTCATTAATTCACGATAATCTTTATTTACAACATTTGCTACTGCAGTAGGCATTGGTGCTTCTGGTATTAATGTTGATTCAAGATTAGTATTACCTTTAGCTGTTTCGTTTAGTAAATCATTTAAGGCCCCATTAGAAGTAAATTGTTGGGAAATAGATTTACCCATAATTTTTTCTTTTAAAGAAGTTTGTACACTTGCAGGAATTGGATTACCCATTCCCGTAGCTGTTATATTACGTTGGGTTGGTTGTTCTACAATTGTAGATTTAAATTCATCACGTAAATCTTCTTTAAGAGTTTTAATTTCACGTCGAAGAGCATAATCTATTTCTTCTCTTACAACTTTTCTAATTAATGTTTCAAAAGCATTTGCTTTCATAATAAATAATGTTTGTTAATAAATATAATTAAATTAAGTAATTCGATATTGAATTACTTGAAAATTTGCATTTTGTATTCTTTCTATAGTTTTAGGATATAGATTTTCTTGAAGAATATATACACCTTCTTCATTTGGATCTGTATTCATACCTAAATTTTCATCTAGAGTAGATTGAGCTTCATCTACTGCAGCTGCAAAGGCTTCATCTTCCATAGAATCCCCTTCTACATCACACATTAAAGTATATTTTAAATAATATGATTCAATTAAACCTATTACAGAAGATATAGTACTTTGTAAAGTGGAAATTGTAACTAAAGCTAAAGTTAGTATAATTGATACAGCTGTAATTGCTGTTCTAATTTTTGTTAGTTTTACACCAAAAACTTTTATTGAGTTATTTATTTCTTTAATTTTAGCATTAGATTTATCTATTTGATCTTTTAATTTAAGTCCAGCATCTACATTAGCTGCGGGACCTTTTAGTAAATATATACTTACTCTAGCAGTTATTATTATAGTTTGTAATACAGGTACTAATGCTTTTAAAGTAAGAAAAATAAGTTCAATATCATTAAGTATTTTTTGTAATTTTAAAATTTTTTCTTGAACTATTAATAATTTTTCATTTGATTTATCTAATATAGATTTTAATCTAAGGGATGTATTATTTAATTTAGTATAAATAGAATCAATACGATTTCTTACTTCTATACTACATACTAATTCAGGGCCTCTGGATGTAATTTCATCCATCATCATTTGTTCTACAGAATCTTTAGTAGGTATTTTATTTTTAATTTCTCCTATTTTTTTATTAGCTTCTTCTTTTACCCTAGGAGCTAAAGTATCTAACATACGTTGACTTTGCTGGAGTAATGTTACTACGGCTCTTGACATATTATATAGTTTTAACTTGTTTACTTAAATTTTCTTTAAAATTATTATGTAATTCCCTTAATTTTCCTTGGCGCATTTTAATAGTATTAATATTATTTGCACTAGGAGTTGTAGGACCAGCAGGAGATATATACTCAATTTCTACTAAAAGCATATCTAATATATCATCTAAGACATCTAATAAACCATCATTATCTTTATTTACACCACCAAATTGATTAGGATCACCAACCATCCATTTTTGAAATTTATGTCCTAAAATAATAGGTTCAGTAGGTAAATCTCCATCTTTTAAACCTAAATAAATATTGGGAGAATTTACAATAAATTTACTGTCTTTTTTATCACTTGTATCAAAATGAAAACTACCATTTGTACTAAAACCAATAGCTTTATCTGAAAAAAGTAAA